TATCAGCAGCATCAACTGAGGGTGTCATAAATGCCAAAGTACCGTAGTCGCCATCATTAGCGTATTGAGTAGTAGGTGCATTAGTTAAAAATCTTTTATTAGCAGCAGTACCACTTGGAATAAAGCTATCCATATTAAAACCAAAATTAGGAAAATCTATTTCTAAAGAATCAGTATATTTAACATAAGAGTTAATCAGCATATATTGATCTGAATTTCTATTAGTAAAACCTGCTCTCTCTACTTGATTAGTTGTAGTATTAAGAAATTCTACAAAAAATTGGCACATAAAATATCTTATAGAATTTTCGTTTGAGGAGAATTTATCTATTAAGTGAATTGGGTATTTTTGAGTATTAATACCTTGTTGTACTGTTTTATATCTACTAGCCCTACCTGCTAAATTATCTGCCTTTACATAATTACTTACTATATCTTGAAAGTTAAAAATTCCTTTACCTGCATTGTTAGGGCTTGCTTTAAATATTCCAATTTGATCATCAGTAGTTGAAGGGTTAAGAGAGTTTGTTCCTATATGAACCTCAACTCCAAATTTTACTTTTACTTCATTAGCTACTGCATCATCATTCTCAATTACAAAAATTATCTCTTGCTCAACAGGTGTTAAAAGAATACTACTTGCTTGACTTTTATATGGTGCTTGGTCTATGTTTGATTGTGCCATTTTATTTTACTTGTGTTAATCCTTCTATTATATCTTCTTTAACTGCACCCAATAAGTCTTTGCCAAATTGTTTTAATCCAAGCCCTAAAGGTTTTTGGAAAAAGCTTGTACTCTTAATACCATTTTTCTTAATACTTCTAGCAATTAAAAATGATATGCTTTTTCTTGAAATAAATCTACCCTTTTCATCTCTAGGTGCTATACCTTTTTTTACTATCCATTTATCTAAAACTCTACTAGGGGGTTGTTTTGTTGTGTATTTATAAGGACTTGATTTTGTCTGTCCTTTATAATCTTTAAACTTTCGCTGAGTGTCATTACCTGATACTCCTTTATCTACAAAAGTACCATAGCTATTCATAAAGAATTGAACTACAAAACCATCAGCATCAGATGTTACTTCAAAGCTGATAGAGTTTTCCAAAGCAGTACCACCCCCTTTTTTATAATTTAAAGTAGTTTTAGATTGAGCTACTACTTGCTTACCAAAGCTATTTAAGTAATTCTCTATGTTTTGGGTTTTCATTATACAAGAGCTACAAATGTTTCAACTTGAATATCAGTAGTCGCTGAAGGTCTTACTTGTACGCTTGTTATATCTTCTAAAGTAGGAAAGTTAGGAGTAGTATCTGCTTCAGCTATTGCTCCTTCTTCCGCTTGGAATAACATATGAGAACCACCTGCCCTAACAGTTACTTGATAGTTAGTGTTTGTGGTTACTAAAGCTAATTTCATATCTTCAGATGCACTTAAATTTGTTACTCTTAAATACTTACAATTCTCTACATCTAAAGCACCTGCTGAAGTATGAGGAGTAGTTGCAAAAGTACATATTGTTGTAGTCTGCGAATGAGCTGCTGTTAAAACTCTTTCATAAGTATCAACTATGTTAGAAGTTGTTATACTATTTGAAGAACCTCTTAAAGCTCCATTGATTGATACACTTTCGTTAATTGTTACTACTAAATCTGCCATAATTTTTATTTTTTATCTATTTGTTTTAATTTATTAATTGCCCAATTTACTCCTGATGAACCACCCCAAGCATCCCACATTAAACCCCCACAACCCTCCGAGTAAGGCACATCTTTATGTTGTTGGTGTCTTTTAAACGAAGCCATTCGTGCTATTGTATCTCGGCTAATTGGTTTTTTATCAGCTAATTGTGCTGATCTTGTCCATCCAACTCTAGTACCACAATCACTACCATTTTCTTCTTTCCATTTTCTAGCACGTTTAGCATTGTTAGTAGCAGCTTGAGGGTAGTCAGAATAACTCTCTAAGTTTATGCTTATAGCTTCTAGCTTCTCTAATACTTCTTCGTAGTTCATATTTTAATTCTTATTGTTGGTGGCATTATTCTTATTTCTACTTTACCTATTTTTATCTTATTTAATCTCTTTAGTAACTCAATCATTAGTAACCTGCACCATTGCTTGTTGATAAAGGAACTGCACAAGCATCAAAGTCATTGATTACTTTAATTCCTATTGTAAAAGTCCATCCGCACAAAAGGTTGTCAAATCTTTCTTGAAATGGTTCTATTGTGAATTGGTCATCAGTAAAATACAAAGGAAAGTTAATATCATTGACACCATTTAAAGACTGCTGTGCCGAATGTCTTAGCATAGCAATAAAGTCCGTACATATATCTAGTGTCTGATTCCATACCTCTTGCTCGTTGTTTTTTGTGTTTATTAATTTAGTAAGAGCTTCAGCGTTTGCTACTTGCCAATCTTCTTTTTCAGAAACTAAATCGCAAATGAATATTTGAAAATTATAAACCAACTCACTATCTCCTGTTGTTACTGATGTTGGGTTGATATGTAGTAATGGCATTTTCTCCATCTTTTCTAAGTTAATGTCAAATATATCTCCAACAGATACAGTTGAAAGTTGCTCGTGCATTTCTCCTAACCTACATAGGGTATAAATTACATTGTTATAACTCTTATTACTTATTGGCATATTTTACTTTATTTTGTGATTCTAAATCTGTTTCATAAGTCAGCCACGTTAGTGCTTCTAACAGGTTGAGCTTTGTTATTTGTTCTAGCTTAGAGATGTCTGCATTAGTCAATCTATACATCACTCCGAACCAACTCCATTTTTCTGCAAAGGAGTTCGTGGCTATTGCTTCTTCGTTTCCTTCAGGTGTTCCATCAAAGATAACCCTGAAGTCATTAACAATACGTTCACGAAATTCCAAAAAAAAACCAATGCACTTTGCACTTGCTCTGCTGACATCTGTTTCATCTCTTCAGCCCTAATACTTATATCGCCATCATAAGCTTTAATAGTATAAACATCATTGTTTTCTTCTACTATTGGTCTATACAATATAGCCATCAATTCAGGTAAGTTTTTTTCAATATCACTCTTAATAAATGTTTCTATATCAGCAAACTCTCCCAAAGTGATTTCATCTAAATTAGGGTGAAACCCATACCTCTTTCCTTTTACTTCTATTACTCTTTTTAAAGAACTATTTTGCTCGGCTTGTAGCTCAGCCATTTTACTCATTATAAGTGCTACATCTTTTAACTCCAACTGATTGATTAAATCCTTTGGAATATTAGACAGCTCAGCAATCGTATCTTGAGCTTCTTTACTTTTTGTTCCTAAACTATAATTAATCAGCTTTAACCACTTCTCTAATGTTACTTCTTCCCAACTGCTAATTAATTTGAACTGCTTTACTTTGCCCTTCTTCTTAATTTTAACCTTCATATATAATATAATAGAAATTTTGTTATTTTAGTTTATTGTGTATCTTTGTCGCAGTTTGTTTCATTTCAGTTTTCAAAAAGGGGGTGGCAGAGTTAGACTGCTACCCTTTTTTTATTGTACAAAGTATTTTCCATAATTACCATCTATTTCAAAATACATCCTCATAGCCAAAGCATCTGAATAATCAGGAGATCTACCTATAATTGCTTTTATTGTGTCTTTAGGTATTATCTGTAACTTATTGTCTTTTTCGGCATCTTTTGTTCTCACTTGCTCACATTCTTCTATAATATAGTTCTTCACATTTACATCAGAACACCTGACACCTAACTGCCCTTTATTTATTAAGTCAGCTAATTTATAATAACATTGTGTTTTTAAGTTTTGATAGTTTTCTCCTTTTAAAGCTTTGGAATTGTTTACAAAACCCTGACACCTCAAATAATCTTTAACCCCACCTCCAACACCATCCTCATCAACAATTATATTTCGCAAATCAACTTTGTATTCTTGTTGTAATTGTCTAACAGCTTCAACAACATCATTTACAGCCGATTTAAGCAACGTTCTTATAGTTATAAGGTTTAGCCCTTCCCAAAGCATTATAACTGTCTTATCGCTTCCAAACCTCGCAACATCACAACTTATGTATTTTTCTCCTTCTACTCCTTTTTGTTCAAACATATTGATAATAGCATCATATTGTATTAAACTATCTTTAGTAGCATCATACTCCCAATTACCAAATAGCAATCTTTGTTTGCTTAATTCATCAAGTGTTTCTAATTGTTTTTTATAAAACTTAGATATATACTCATTGTCATCAACTAAACTTTGTATAAACTTTCTGTGTGATTTTTGTTTACCATCTTTAGCAGGTCTATAGTATTGCGTGTACACCCAATTCTTTGCAGGATTACAAGTCATTAACATCTTTGGTATTAAGTTGTATTCATCTAATTTGTATCTCATTCTTGATGCTACAATGTTTTTTGCTTTTTCTGTAATCTGATTTGCTTCATCAATAAAAGCACCTGTAATTTCTAAAGATCCTAAGCTGTCAAAGTTCCTGTCACTAGGATAAAGAAATAAATCTTTTAACATAATCTCAGACTTATTATAAAAGGTTATTATGTTTGAACCACCATTAAATGTGTAGTGTTTGCCTGACTGCAATCCCCAAGTTTCACAAACCTCAAAAAAAGTGTTTAGTGTTGTTTTCTTTAAAGCATCAAGCTTAGACCTACCCATTAGGTATCTTGTCTTAGGATGTTTTATACACATTAATACTAACCAACTACAACCCACCCAAGACTTACCACCACCTGCTGCACCTCCAAACAAAACTTCAGTTGTGGTTTTGTCAAATAGATATTCTATTGCCTGTTCTTGCGTATGCGTAAAGTTAGCATCAATGTTCAACTCCTTTTATGTTTACGTTAATCTTAACAGGCTCATCTCCTGAGCTTAAATCTAATTCAGATCTTTCAACATAACCACGTTTCTTGCCTTTAGTTTTTAAAAAGAATATAGTTGCTGAAGTGTTGCCATCTTTCATTTGTGCGTGTAATTGACTTTCCCCAAAGTCTAGTGCTATGTTCTCAATTTCTTTTACTTCCTTTGCAAACTCCTTATCTTCGTTTAGCCATTTGTAATATGTTGAGCGTGGTATATCAGCTTGTTTACAAGCAACTGTCACAACCCCCAAACTACTTTCTAAAGCTTTGAGCATTGTTTCCTTTTTTATATGTCTACTTTTGTCCATACTATATTCCTTTAAAAGCTTTTAACGGATAGAATATTAAACTGTTTCTATAACCATTTTCTGCTATTGGTTTTATTGGTGTTACTCCGTGTACGTTTTTCCAAGCAGGATAAACTAACATTGAATTGTCTGCCTGTTCAAATGTTACATTATAGTCAGGCACATTTAAACACCCACCATTAGAGTTGTTTCTTTTGGTTAGGATAATATTTACTGTTCCCTCTAAGTTACCTGTGTCCCTGTGAAATGGTGCTGCAATATTGAAATTAGATATACTGCTTGTGTACATTGTTCCAAACTTCCATTCATCCTTTATATCTTTAAAGAGTTCAATTTGTCTTTCGTGTATTTTAGGAGTAAGATCTTTTATGATTTGTTCTGCTTCTAAACAAGAACCCCACATTGCTTTAATAAATGTTTGTGCCTTTTTATCTCTATGAACTGAAGATATGTTGGGGTAAGGTCTACGCATATGAGGTCTAGGTGCAACACTTCCTAAAATAGTAGAGTATTGTTGAACTGTGTTCTCAGATTTATAGTCACCTGTTTTTTTATAACTAGTCATTAATGCTTGACTTCTTGTCATAGTGCTTTTAGGAACATTCTCACCCCTAAATTCTTTGTCTGCAATAGCTAATAATTGGTTTAGCTTTTTAGAGTATTTATTTACATCTTTAATATAAAATCCAACAATCTCACCATCTAGGTCTAACAAGCAATCTTCTTTTACGTTTGGTTCGTAGTATTGGCATTTATCTCCTATCTTGACTTTGTGTTCTACTTTTTTTAGTTTTATTGTTTTCATAATCCGTTATTTAATCTTGCTTTTTTAATATTATTATTACTACCATAAATTCTAACGTGAGTTCCATAATCCCAATTAGCTTTGTTTGCTATACGTATTAATGGATTAAATTTGTTTGCCAAATATTTACACTCTTTTAATCTCTGTTCTTTTCTTTCTGAAATACTTCCAAAAGCACCTGCAGTATATCTTTTAAAAAATGGTACTGTCCAATTTAAGATTAACACGTTGTTATGCCTTATAAGGTTTTCTGCTGTCCAACAAACATCATCTACCATTTGCACGTTTTCATCAAACCTATAATCTGATTTTTTTACTAACCAAAACCTACCGTCAGCCAAACCTCTTGTTGCAAACTTTCTTCCTAAATTTAAAGGATTAGAATGTAAACCAAAGCCAATTAATTTTATGTTATTTTTTTCAGCAAGTTTAATTAGTCTAGGAAACATAGTAAACATTTCTTTTAAAGACATTTTGTGTTTTTCGTTTGTTAGTTGATATTCTGATTGATTTTCAATAGTTACATTTATTTTAGTGTGCTTGTTCATTATTTCTTTAATAGGGTATGACAGTATTTTTTGAAAGTCATCACACATAAAAACTGCCCATTCATCTTTTTCCATTAAATCTAAAGCTGCATTTCTTTGGTATGCCAGTCCTTTAGGTTGGTTGGTTATGATAGGATTTCCACCTATAGTACCACCTTCTTTGAATTTTATATAATCTTCTTCTTTGTGAATTAATACATTATGTTCTATTCCATTTTCTTTTAAAGCTATGGAGGTTGTCGCATCTGTAAACCTGTTGTAAAAAAAAGTAAAAACTTTAATCATTCTTTAAAGCGTTTAAAACAATTAGCCCTACATTCTTACCTTCCGATCTTGCTTTGTTTATTAGGTTGTTTGCTTCTTCATAATGCTCGGCACTAAACTCTATTTGTATAGCTCTCTTTACACCTTTTTCTTTTTCGTGCAATGTTGATCCTAAGTCTATGTCATCTAATACAGAATAGTCTACTGCTTCTTCAGGTTGCCATACATCCATACCCCATTCTCCTAACTTAACATTATCCCATTCGTTGCCTAAAGCATCCCAATCCCATTCTCCGAACCCTACATTGTCTTTTACTATGAACTCTTGCTTTTGTTCTTCTGTTAATCCTTTAGCTATTTTAACAGGGACTTCTTTTAAACCTGCTTCTACACAAGCTTTGTATCTCATATTACCCCCTAAGATAGTCATATCTTCATCTAATATAACAGGTCTTAGCTCTAACATTTCAGGAAAGTCTTTAATGCTTTGTACAAGCTTTTTGAATTTTGCTTCTTTAATTATTCTTGGATTGCTGCTATTTGGTTTTAATTGGTTGATTTTTAGTTTCATAGTATATAATAGAATTTTTAGTTATTTATTTAATTAAATTTTTTTATGTATTTTCTGGATAAGCTGTTGTCTACTCTTTTCTTTAGTTCTTTGCTAATTCCATCACTTAACATTTCTGTATTAATATTAAATTTTTTAGATATATGTTTTAAGCTATTATCAGAATTTTCAAAATAATACTTTACTGCTTTCTTTGTCAGTTCTTTTAAATATTTTGTAGTACGTGCTTTCATATCTTAATCAAATGATTCGTTTACTCCTCTTTCTCCTACTAGTTTTTCTTTAGCACCTTCCCAAAGCTTATCCCCTCTTTTCTTCTTACTTAAAGATTCTTCTGTTCTTTTTATACTAGGCATACCCTCAGTAGGTTCTGATTGCATCCATAAACCACAATCACAAAGAGCTTCAATAGTTCTCCACTTACCATCTCTTAAAGCTATTGTTGCTTTACCTATTTCCTCCTCGTTTCCGCATACGCATTTATATAATGTCATTGTGCCAGTCCTCCTGTTTTAATTTTACCCCCCTCAAAGATTCTATCTAATTCAAAGTGTAAGTGATTAATAGCTTTTCTAATATCCTGTTCAGCAGGATTGCCTTCTTTATTTCCTGCCCTTAACAAATAAGTTATAGCTGTTCCTATATTATAGTTATCTGCTTGAAAGTCCTCTACAACTTTTCTAGCTTCTATTTTATACTTTTTGCCTATATAATAGTGAGGTGGTTGTTCTTTCTTTTTCATTTACTGTATTGTTTATATAATTTTTTAATTCCATCAAAGCAAGTAGATATACAAGAACCACAATTAGTTGTTGGAGAGTAATTGGTGTTGTAGATTGTATTGTAAGTTTCTATCATAATTTTTTTTGCTTCTACATCTTTTGCTCTACCTGTTTTTAAGTCTTTCCACATATCTAAAATCTCATCTATTATTTCTTGCGGCAAGTCATCAGGTGTTTCTACTTCTGTTGTTTTATCCCAATACTTCTGAGGACAAGCCATTGGTGCTATTCTTGCTTTTACTTTCATAAAGCATTTGCAAATAGAGCAATTTCCTAATAAACTTATATACTTATCACAAGATCGGCATATTGCTATTCTATCTTTATATACTTCATTTGGTACAAAAAACTTGTTCACGCAATTACAAGTCTTGGGTATTCAAATCCAAATTGCATAATAAAACTGTCGTGGGTTTTTGGGTTATACATCTTCATTTAATTTATTTTTAATTATTGTTCTTACTTTGTCTATTGTGTTAAAAATACTGTTCCTGCTTATCTTAGTCTTTGCAGCTAAACTATCAAGAGTGTTGCCTTCATAGTAATAAAGCTCAAAGATTTTTTTATCATACCAATACACATTATCTAATACTTTATCTATTTGCTCTATCTTGTTTAACTTACGGTTATCTACTTCTTCATTTGGTATGTTTGATATATCTTTATAGTTAAAACCATCAGGAATAAAAAACTCATCAGTATCAGTTGCATTAGAACTATAAATAGACCTATCAATATGTGTATAATACTTTTCATACTTATAATAAAAACTACTTCTAGGGCTTGTTAAAGCTCTCCTTAGTGCTACTGCTCCATATCTTGTAACTCCCTCTAATCCATCTTTGTCATAAATACTTTTTAAAGTTTCAGGATTCATTTGTAAAAAGTAAAGCATCAATTCCTGAACAGCGTTATTTATTTTATTCTCATCAGTAGTCAATCCAAAAGCCATAGTTCTAAACTTATCACTAAGTGTAGCTATTTCTTTATAGATTTTATTCATTTGTTGGCTCTAAGTTATCTAGCTTTTCTATTACCTGTTGTAGCATTTGTTCTAACACAACTTTGTAAGCTCTAATTGAAGCTGAGTTAGTTTTCGTTTCTATACCTGCAAAAAAACCACTTGTAGCGACTGATAAGTTAATTGGGATAATAGTTATCCAATTATAAAAGTTATTCTCTCTAAGCCCTTCTCCATAGCCATTATGGTATTCTGTTATTAAATCAATAACATCTAAATAGTTTTTATATCTTGCTTGAGTTGCTACTTCTTGTGAAAATTGTTTACACATTGTAATATAAACCTCAACTATTGATTTGTGTTCTTCACTTGAATAAATCGGTATGAGCATACGCCAAAGATAATAAAAAAGTTATTCTATTTCCTTTTCTTTTTTTAAGTTTTTAACAAGTGATTTATAATAACTGATCTTATCTTCATAATCAACCCTAGAAAACTTTTGTATTTGTTTAGACTTTATTTGTAAATCTTCAGCAGTACCCTCTCCATATTTAGCATCCAAATTAAGTCCGAACTGATACTGCTTTCCCTGTCCAAAAAGATTATCAGCAGCCGATTGAGGTTGTACATTTATTTCACACCATCTTGTAGAAAGACACCTCCTAGACATAAAGTGTCCTGCGTGAATACTCTTATAGTGATACACCCTTCCTGATGTAAAGCATTGAACCAATCCCTCATTAGTAGCATCTCTAAGTCTTATGTAAAGACTAAACCACTTATCTAATTCTTTTTTTAGTTTGCTTAATGACTTCATATACTCTTAATCAAATTAGCAACCTCTTTCCAATCCTCAACTGTACTATTCTTTTTATTTTTAAATAATTCCCTTAATGAATTTAAAGCATCATCTGTTCTGTGTTTCTTTGTTTTATTAGTCTTTTTCATATTTACAGGCAGTCTATCTGTCAGATCCCACTCTATTGATGTTCTTCCTGTTATAGTACACTTTCTATTTTGCACTTCATAAATAACTCCTAATTCTCTTAATTCAGTAAATCTAGCTCTTGAAGATGTAATTGCACTATTTTTGCTCAACATAGTAGATAATACTTCTGCACTTGTGCAGGGTGCATTAATCAAAATAGATTCATATATTTTAAATCTCATATTAGATAAAAGTCCTTCTTCTTTAATTTGATTAAAGCAATCTATTGATGTTTGTCTTGTTGTCATTCTCTTAGTTTTCTAATTAGCCACAGCACTATTGCTGTTATTATTACCCAACCTATCATTTAAGTAGTTTTACAGGTTCTTGATAAAAGGGTACATTCTTTTGTCCTAAAGTATGAACTTGATGATAAGCATCATCTACAACTTTCTTGTGAGCATAAGTCCACTTGTAAAAAGTTCTAATATTTAAAAAAGGTTCATCTTTGCCAAATCTTATGCCTTGCCTAAAAGCATCTTGAATTTGATTAAAAGTCATATTCCCAAAGCGTTTCTCTTGAATCAAGTCTTGAGCAAAGATCTTGCTAAGGTTAGCCATAGTGCTTGGATCTGTTTTGTGTCCTATCTCTACTGAGGTTCTAGCGACTAAGTCTAACACTTTTTCAGCTAGTTCTTTTAGGTTTTCGTTTTTTAGTGTTTTCATAATAGTTTTTTAGCTTCTTGCCAAGCGTTAATTTGTGAGTGCAACTTGCTTGTTGTTTTAGGTTTTATTTTATCTCTACGTTCCCAATTCCTTACAGCACTTTTCCAACATTTCATTTTAGACTTTCCTACAAACCAATCTTTACTTTCATAAAAATCAAAAAATGCTTCAGCTTCTATATTATTATTCCTTTCTTTACAATAAGATCCGATTTCAATTATAGTCGGCTTTTTAAAGTATTTATTGTTTATTTTTATTACTTTATTATTATTAATAGTCCTTAAGTTTGTTGCTGACAAGTCCTTAAGAAACTTAACAACTTGTTCTTCGTTTATTTTAAAGAATTGTTTAGCAGGTATTCCTTTTCTTTTAATTTCTATTAACCCTTCTGTTTTAAGCGTTTTAAGACACTTTCTTTGTTGGTAAGGAGTTAGGGTGGTATCTCTCTCAATATTAGCTTCAGTGTTAAAAAACCACCCATCAGTAGCACCATTTGATATAAAATATTCTTCTTTGCTAATTAAGTCAGAAAGAAGTATGGCTGAATTTAATCCAACTCTCCTTGCCAATTCTTTATTTAAAACCAAAAAAGCTGATAAGCTTAGCAAATGTTTCATATAATTTTTATTGTATAATGATAGTTTGCCATCGCTTTTTCAATATTTTTTAACTGATTGGAAAAGTCAAAGTAAGTAGTGTTTATAAAGCAGATAGCATTACCACTTTTTACTTCTAATTTTACATCAAATTTTTTACTCTCTATTACCCTGTTTTGTAATAAGTGGCTTTTCATTTGTCTTTTGTTTATAAAAATATCCTTTTCTCCATCTATGTTTTTATATTCTTTATAGATTTTAGTAAAACAATCTCTATAAACACGACACCTTTGAAAGTTTTTTTTGTGAGTTCTTTCGTAATGATAAGTTGCAGTTCTATCCCTGTTTAGTATTTTAGCTATAACAACTCTAGATATATCTTCTTTAGTTAAACCAATGTAACCTGCTATTGAACGTGCTGATTGCAACTTTCTTTGCCTACTCTTAAATGCTAAAGATCCTGTTGGCAACCCCATTACCCTTGTAGTGAGGTTGCATATTGCTTTAAAATTTAATTCTTCAGTCATATCTAAAAAGGTAAATCATTATCATCAGTAGTTGCAAAGCTGTCTTTAACTTCAGGATTTTCACTTTGATTTGTAAAGTGGTACCCATCTATATTATGATAGTATTTCCCTTTATATTCTCTTGAATAAACATTACAAAGAATAGAAACTGTCATACCAATATCTAATTTGTTTAAGTGTTTTATTTTATCTTCTCCAAAAGCACTTACAGCAGTTAAGTTATTAAATTCATCTCCTGAATCAATCACTACTGTTTGTTTTTGCCATTCTTTTCCTGCTTTACTTGTACCTGTTTCTAAGTCAAGTATCTTTACTAATTTTCCTGTTACATCCATTTTTATTTATTTATTTAATTAATATTTCTTTTTAAAATCTTCTGATTCATCTTCTCCAAACACTCCAAGTTCATAGAACCCTGTAAGCTTTAGTACTGCTCTTGACATAGCTCTTTTCTCAGCCATCTCCATTACATACCAAGTGTTACAGTTTCCATCTTTAAACCCTTCGCCTTTTAAAGCTGAGCCAAATGTTTGAATTTTTATTTCTTCGCTTTCTTTATACCCATAAGCTTTTACTACACAAAAATCTCTTTCGCAATTTATAACTTCATAATCAATAGTGATATTTTCTATTGCCTGAATTTTATCAATTCCTGATCTTGTGATAATTACATAGTGTTGATGTTTAAAGACATCTTCTTTGTCTAGTCCGTAGTGGTGGTACTTTTCTTTAATCTTTTCAGTTTTCATATTTTAATTATTTAATTATTTAAAAATTTTGTATAATACAACCTTTACCATTTAAAGGAATTGTCGTTGTATAATATTCTAATCTATCCCAATCTTCTATTTCCTGATATTCTTCGCAAGTATAATTAGCTTTAAATTCATCAAGATCATCGTATTCTGTAAAGTCGCAGCATAAAGCTATTCCATCAAATTCCCATTCTTCTCCTGTTCCTTCTTCAAATTCTTCAAAATATTCAAATAAACTTATCAATCCTGCGTTGCTAAAATTATTTGGTCTTACGTTTTCAAACCATCGTTGAAAGTCATAAAAATTCATTGTTTGTTTCATTTTGTATTTATGTATTTAGTTAATTGTTCTTTAATATATTCTAATTGTTCTTTGTCAATCCATTCTAAGAAGTTGTAGCTATCAAAACAGATCTGAAAGTCATTACCACATTCATCTGTTCCTCTTAAATATACTTCGTTTTCGTGAGCTTGAAAAGTATTAATGTCATTCATTCTTTTGTGTATTAATTCAGTTTCTTTCATATCGTTGTTATTAATGCTGAGTCATTACTTAATACATCATAAATGTTTTTGTATTCCTGCAGCTTGTTTTTAATTATTTCATTTCGTTCTTTATTATAAAATTGAGTGCTTTGTTCTTCTACTTTAAAATCATAACATTCATCTAAATTTAATCCTGTCATTTCAATATAATTATCTAAAGCTTTGTCAATTTGTTTTTGTGTTCCAAATATTCTAATACTTGGTTCAACTTTTTTTATATCCGTAAACCAACCTTGTGGTGATAGTTTTTCTATTGTTTTATACACTCCATTATTATAGAAGTGAAAGTCTTGTGCTATTAACTCCATTGTGTATTATCTTTAAAGTTATAGTATTCAGTTTTAAGTTTAACAAACAAATCAATTACTTGTTCATCTATTGATTTTTCTAATAAGAATTTTTTGTGTTCAGGTTCGATACTTTTTACTACTAAAAATAAGCTATTAGTAATTTTGTTAAGCCAAAGTGGGTTTTCGTCTATAACGTCTAATATAGATATAATCGCTTCTTCTTTGTTTGTTGCTTCCTTCATTTTAAAAGTTGTTTTCATTTTAGTTTGTTTAGTTTATTTCGTTTTAATTATGAAACAAAGATAAAACTTATTTTTGAATTAACAAACTTTTTAACGCTTTTTTTAACAAAAATATGTATTTACTAGAGAAGAAAGGGTATTAAATAGAAAAGAATAAAACTAAAACAATTAAGAAAAAATAGAATAAAGTAAGCTTCGTAGAGTTTTTTAGCTTCACTATAAAGGCATTAAAAGGTTGATTGGTAGTGTGCCATTGTTTAATACAACTGAGCAGCCAATAGCTTGTCTTTTAAAGTTCTTAGCGTAAGCAGCAGCATAAGTAGTTGAATCAACTCCGCAACCTACCTGCATACCGAATACCCTAAAGCGTTTGCCGACGAACCACTTACAATAAGCTTCAGTATGAGTATGTCCGCAAACGCTAGACATTAGATTGTTCTTAGCTTTGGCTTGAGCTTGTCCTCCTTCTCCGTGTTCGTATAAGACATCATCATACACTACTGATTCTACCCAATTCCAATTAGGAGTGCCTAATACTTCGTTGTAAGTTTTTATCCAAGCTTTAGGAATACTGCCCGTCATAGCTTTACGCGCTGCCATTCTATCGTGGTTACCTACACAAACATCAGCTTCAGGAAAAGCTTTATACCATTGAGCTACTTTTTCTATTGTCTTTTCAAGTTCTAAACCTGCCGCCATACCATCAGGATCAGGTTCGTGGTAACTAAAAGCGTGATTATCTAAAATATCGCCAATAAAAATTACTTGATTGCAATTGTAGGTTTTATATTGCTCTACGCAAAATTCTAAGTAACGATCTAGACAAAAGGGTTCGTGCAAGTCGCCAATCACTAGAATGTTCCTAGCGTTGGCTTCTCGCATTTTTTGTATTGCTAATACTTCGTGAGGTTTTAACCTCATCCTGTTATATGAATCAGGTTTATTACTTTTTAGATTTTCCAAAATCAGCTAAAGATTGTCCACCTAACATTGCAATTAAACTCCACCATATTTTAGATACCGCTTCTTCATCAACTCCAAGCCAAGTAGCTATTATTGGAATTAAAATCGAGCTGATCCCTAGCCACACTTTCTTAGAAGTTAATAGCTGTGAGATAATGTAATTTTTCATAGTTATTTGTTTTTGATTATTAAATTAATATTCTCGCCACCCAAATTTATTATTTCTTTTATCAGTAAATCCATAGCTAAAGTTGAATTATAAACAATGTCTTGTTGGCTTCCTTGTCCTACTAGGATGCAGCCCTTTGTGTCTTTAGCAGCGTTACCTCTATGAAATAATATGTGGGAACGATTTTTTACATCTTGAACTAATAGGTGCAAATAATCTCTAGTTGCACTTTCTCTTGGATGCCTTAAACTAACCGAGTATTCCCCTATTGGAATACAAGATATACTTCTTTGGTTATCTCTATAAGGAAGTTCTAAGGTATCACAAAATCTTTCCCCATTTACAAATAATTCTCCTAACGTACTTTCAGGACTAAATGTATCTCTCAGGATTAAGAGATTAATACCCCTGACCCCTGTATTTTTTTTTGTAAGCGTTTTGGGTTCTTGATGCGTTTTTGGAGTGTACCCCTTTGCGCTTTCTTTTAGATGGCTTAAAAGCTCTTGCAGCACCCTTATTAGCCATTTATTTAGTCTTTTCAAATTTAATAAATTTATATATCGTAAAAGCTATAGCTAAGGTTAAAGAAACTAGCGTAAGAACTTCGTTACATTCGGTAATACTAAAGCCAATTGCCGAACCGTTAGCTACTCCTACTTGTATTGTGTCTTTTAGATCTGTCATTATTGGTAGATTTTGGCTTACTTTCCAAGTAGGTTTTCAGCTTTGTTACGTTAGTTTTTTTTGGTTTATAATATTTTTTCATTATGTTAAATCAGGAGTTAAAAAATCCCTTAATGTTAGCTTATTGCCAGGACTTGGCATATCTAAATTCATATTAGAATAATAGTTCTCACTTGAAGGAGATACATCAGCACCTGAGTTAGTAGAGTATTCAGGAAAACTACTAATGTTATTTTTGATATAGTCTATTAGTCTTTCCCTGTAATAACTAGCTGTGTTTAAAATTTCTTCTCTAAAGCTTTGCGCTTCAGCAGTAGATAAAGCTGTTCCTGTTTCTGAGGTTTTGTTATAGATATTACCATTCTCTATCTTGTGCCTTAAATAAGGTAAAGCGTGATAAAGACTGTAAGACGGTAGCATTTCCGCTACATAATCATCTACTAGTGTTTTATAAGCGCCTGCCAAAGTTCCTGCTGTAATTTCATCTTTTAGCTTTTGCGTTAAGTTAGTACCTAAAGCTGTTTCAACATAAAGCTTCTGAGCTTCTTTTACAAATGGTAGTAATAAATCAACATCCACGTTAAGATTAATAGCTGTGCTTTCTTTTAATTTTTGTTCTGATATAAATAGTACGTATGACATAGTTATCTTGGTTCTAAAAATCCGTTATTCTTCATTCTCTTTGGTGGTCTAGCTACTAGATTATCATTCTTTTCAGCAGTAAATCCTTCACTTCTTGCTTTAGTATAAGATATTAATTGCTTAGAAGATATATTACCCTTAGCACCTCTTAATGATGTTTTGTAAATTTGTCTTAACCAAAAGTGATGACAATTACCTCCTCCTTTGTATAACCATATAGAATAAGTAGCTGCACCTCTAGCTCCCCAACCTGGATTTACTGCTCTATCAGTCATTTGTAAAATATCTTCTTTTCTGTATATCTTTTTAGCAGCCATCATTAATTTGCAAAATTCTCTAGTTGATCCTTCTTGTTTTAAGAAATTATCCTTAGTGTAAACGTATCTCACTTTGTAAAAATCATTGTCTGACTTGTTAGTACTATCTTGACTACTTCTTGCGTTTGGTCTAGCTGTTCCTGTACTAGCTAATTCTATCTTTTCATTAGCTGCTTGGTTTAACTCTTTTTCAAAGTTAAAATCTTGATGCTCCCCATCTACCACTTCTTCATCTACCATCTCCCAATCTTCAGGAATATCCTCTCCAAATTCTGCTATAAATTTTGACAACTCAGTTGCTTCTGAATGTCCATCACAAGCCATATAAACAGTTTCTCCTTCTAGCTCGTGTTCGTGATACCCTTCACACCCTTTTGTCTTAGCGTGTTCTTCTGCTTCTTCTATGGTGCTAAATACGGGTTGTCCATCTATCATTCCTACTTTAGAAAGTTTTACATCTTGCTCAACAGTGGCTTCATCATCTTCAAGAGGTGCTAATCCAATATCTTCTCTAATTTCATCTTCAGTCATTACCTCACGTATTGTCTTAGAATCAAACTGAACTGTTATTGGTTTTAATTGCACAAACTCAACCTCTAAATCCATATTATTTACTGAGAATATTGTCTGTAAAGTATCTAGGATATTTAGTTGGAATGGTCTAACAACAGTATTTAAGTAAAAGTTAGAAGCGTTTATAAGCTCATCTGTATTGCTTGAGAACCCGTTGGCACTATCTATACCCATAAGTGTCTTAGAAGTCACCCTATGCCCTGTGAGGATGTTCTGTACTAATAGTTCTTGGAGTGCAAGATACTGCTTGTCTGCATCAGATACACTTATTGGTGTTATTTCAGGGGTTCTAGTTTTATCATCTGAGAATGTAAGAATGAACTTACCTGAGTTTTTAGCACCTGTAAATTTATCAGCTAAACTTTGTTCTATCTGTCTGCGTTCTTCGGCAGTAGGTACTCCGTTAGCAAAGCTAATGAAGTATGAACCACTAAATCCGTTCTCTATGTTGTTTAAGTGAAACTCAGCAACTCGCTGATCTACTAAAGCCCAATTACAAGCAGCTAAGTAGTCAGGAGTATGGTAAATATCCATATTTGGACTATAAGAACCTGTGTATAGTAACTGACTACCTGCTGTTCTATCATTAGTATTAAAAGCTGCTATTGGATAAGGTTTATGTGTTCTTGTGTTACTCCAATCTGCACTAATATAGTAAGTGTCTACTTGTCCTAATTCGCTTGGTCTACCTGCTCTTACCCTTTCAACAGGAACGTGATACACTTCAGCTATCTCGGTTCTCTCTCTATTCCATATAATATGTAAAGCGTAAGCACCCTGAAGCTTAAAATCAAAAGCTACTTTTTTTATTACTTGATGTAAACTTTCCTTAGAGTTTGCATTACGCATAAACTTTTTTAGCTTTACATAAGCTTCTAAATTTACATCTTCATCAGTTGCTATTAAATCTTCTCCTGCTATCATTTCAGCAGTTCCATTTATGATGGCAGCATGGGTTGAAGAATTATAGTATAAGTCAATTAAGAACTGAGGGTATAAATTTCTCCAATCATCAGTGCCATACTCTATGTAGTCCCTACCTCTTACCTCTTGGATAATAGGAGCTGTTGAAGTTTCTAAGTTTACTGAAATTATGTTATCTTTCATATTATAGTAGTGAGTTTAAATACACATAGTTTTTCTTTCTTTGAGTTGAAGTTAATACAGTATCTTTATAGATTAAAAGATTTTTTATTACTCCCTTAAATTCGTTAGCATCATCCGCACCTGCACCAATATTATTAATAGTAAAAGCATCAGGATCAGTATTAGTAGTAACACCCCAAGTCTTATCTTCATAAACAGTTTTAGAATGTACGTAACAAGCCAAATTGCCTGTTGCTCCGTTAGCTCTTTGAATTGTAACAAAGTAATCTGCGTTTGTAGATATTACATCTGAAGCTTCTGTAAAGTTTTGGTTACCTGCACCACCTATTTTACATCTAAAACCTGAAGCACTATTAATTCTAAAAAAATTATTAGCATCTGAACCATAAACAGCCCTAGTATTTAAATCAGTGAAAACAACGTGAGCCATAATACTAAAGTTTTGATTAGCATTAATAGTAATATCTGAAGCCATATTAAGCCATTGATTACCACCAAAGAAGCAGTTAGGTTTTGTTCCCGCAGGCGCTAAACCGTAAGTATTCCATCTAGGTTTGTCATCTGTATCAGTTTGAGTAGCACTATTTAAAAGAATAGTATCTTGCCATTTACTTATTCTATCATCAGTAACCATTGTACCTGATGTTGTAGAATGTACAGGAGATAAAGCACCCCCTGAAGCATCTTCATCAGCAACTATTTTAGTTTGAAATTTCCACCAATTAGATAGTCCACTTATATCCGTAGGAGCAAATCGGCTGTGCTTAATATCAGGTAAGCTTAGTCCTAGTCTTTGTACTAACATATCTTATGTAGTTACTCCTTCGTGATAACCTATTCCAATCCCACTAGTTAAAGTAATAGCGGTAATATTCATAAATAATGTCGTTCCTGCACTTAGAGTCGTTTGTAAAGCAGCTTCTCCTGTTGCGTCCGCTACTGTTATTGCTGACACTACACTCTCAACAGGAAAGTACACACAATACCAATCTTTACTTGTTTGTGCTGCTGTTGTGAATATTTCAGTGCTTCCGTTTTTACCTAACTGCTCGGTTAGGAGTTGTTGTACGTTTTCTATTGCCATAATTTTTTATTTTTATCCTGTGTAAATATAATTTGATTGATTTATTTCTGCTGTTATAACGGCAGGTGCAGTAGGAGTACCACTAATTGATACTGATGGATTTTCTGTATATCCACTTCCTGCGTTAGTTATTGTTACTGTATTTATTACACCACTTCCATTTATTGTGCAAGTAGCTGTTGCTGTTGTAATACCCCCTGCACTAATTGTAATTGTAGGTGCTGTTGAATATCCTGTACCGCCATACTCAATAGTTAAAGATTGTACACTTTTAGCTTTTTGAGTATAAGTTACTTCTTCTGTTCCTACTTTTTCTTCTATATACATTTTACCTTTTGTTACTTCTCCTTGAACTACTCCTAAATCATTACTTGCAGGGTTAAATACAAAATCTTCTGTTGGTGGCATATTATTTGAAAAATAAGGAAGTTCCCCTCCTGTTTGTTTAGTCTGCCAAATTACCTCAAAAACTTGATATTTCCAATACCCTGATGGTAGTAAATTAATCCTACCTACATAAACATTAGGTGTCACATTGTATGTAAAGTTAAACTCGCCAAATCGTTCAATTATAGTAGAAGTAGCAGGGTACGCATATTGTACCTCTCCTGTCATATCATTAGTAAACTTAAATAGGTATTTAATATCTCCTCCAGAAGGTACTGTACCTAAGCTATTATCCTCAACTTGTATGTAAGCTTTTAAGTTTGTTTTAGTAAAACCTTGTATCATATATAATATAATAGAAAAAGTCTGTTTTTATTGTACTAAAAAGAAAAAGAGTGCTAATTAAAGCACTCCTTCTCAAATATATAAAGGTTAAAAAGTTCTTTATGAAACAGTAGGGAATGTTCCCGCTTTGTTAGTAAACCCTCCATTGTCAAAAGGGTCAGTTGTATAGTCCTCAAGGAAAGCCATAGGGATTGCTTCTAAGCCATCAAAAGTCAATGTATAACCGTTTCTATCCCCAAAATTTACACCACTTTCAGTAGTACCTGCGTTTAAGCTCATTCCGTTAGCCATACCCATAGCAACTATTACATCGTGTCCGTTTGCTAACGTTGAGTTAAGTTGTGCAAATATTCTTACTTGAGTTTGTCCTAATAATTTAATTTCTTCCTGATCTTGTTGAGTTAATCTATTAAGTATTAGATTAGCAGTAGGTGTATAGAAAATAGTTCCGTTTTCAACCGAACCTGTTATAGTGTCTGATATTGAAGATGAACCTCTTGGTAAAGTATATCTGTAAATAGTGTTTCCACCAAAGTCTATTGTATCTATCGTTGATTTATCAACAGCATCATAAGCAAAACTAGTAATTTCATCATAAACTGAAAAGTAAATAAATTTGACGCCACCAGAAACTCGTGAGCAATCAAGTCCTCTCCCTTTGGTTAAATTTGTGCAAGCCATATTATTTTATTTTTTTAAAGGTTAAAGGAGTGAGTGCCGAAGCACCCACTTCTTGAATTAAGTTTATTACGATTGTCTTACGATGTCAGCTCCTACTCCTGTTTGAACGCCTGCTGAATATCTAGCTACTAATCTCATATTGTCGCTGCCGTCTAATTGCGACATGTCCATTAAAGTTATTCTAGTTGCATCTGAAAGCAAGTCAGTGCCGAAATACATATTAGACTTCTCAGCAGCTACTAATTGATTATCAACCATTCCTGGGCAAACTGCGATTTTGTAACCTTCAAATACAGGTTCGTAATCTCCGTTCATATTGTAAGCATTAACATATCCTAATGTAGATACTGCTGAGATATATAAAGCATAAGTCTTAGGCGACATATAAATATGTAAGTCCTCTTTTCTTAATGTTGCTGAAATATTTGTTGCCATATCAGTTGTCAATCCCTGAAGGTTAGCAATAATGTTCGCAGTATCATAAGCTGCTGATGCTGCATCTTGATTTACAGTAGCATCAACACCAGGTAGTAATAATCCTGTTGCAGCCCCTAAGAATCCGTTGAATTTCCCTGCAACAGCAGTTCCTGCCCAAATACTTTCTTCAGTTGCTTGTGCTATAATTTCACCCATATAAGAGATAACGTAGTCATCAAAACTTGCAGGTGGTGGTGCCCCTGCTCCTGCTCTCATTTGTAGAGCTTCCCAAGAATCCAATAATGTTTTCTTGCAAAGATCAAGGTTAATTTGTAGGTTCTTAGGTTCTAATACTTTTTCAGTAAGTGCTAAAGTACCTGCATCAGTAAAGTCGCAAGTAGCGTCTGCAACTACTCCTGAACCTGCCATACGCTGAATGTTACTCTTAAATTTGATATTTTCTATCGTAGTTAAGTAGTCTAAACTTGTCGCTTCTTTAAGTGCTGCTGAGATATAAAACCCTGCTGCTTTTCCTGCGAAGTTTGATGTTGTAGTGAATGCCATAATTTTTTTTGTTTAAGTTAATTTATTTGTTTAAGTTATATAAAAATCTTTCTTGCTTAGAAAGTTTTCTGTACTCTTTATTAGATAAAGGTGTTCTTTCTGAGCTAAATTTATTTGTATTAATCGGAGTGTCAGCAGGACTTGCTGCTAATTCCGTTTTTAATTTTTCATTCTCAGCTTTTAGATTTTCTAATTCTTCTTCTGCTGAAAATTCTTTTACTTCTGTTGTTTTAATTGTTTTAGGTTTGTCAGATACTTCAGGAGTTTCTTCAGTCATTTCTTCTACTTCTGAATCCCCTTCTCCTAGTCTTGACTTAATATCTGCAATAGCGTCCATTAAGTTATCTACTTTATCTTTCATTTCTTCGTAAGACTTCGCCCAATCAGCTTTTTCTGCTTCTGATTCAGGAAACTTTAGATCAACAGATTCTGACATTTCGCTGTATTCTTCTTTTTCCTCTCTTGCGTCAATTTCTTCATCAGTATCTTCTTCTTCTGTTTCTGATTCCATAACCTCAGATACTACACCTTCTTCTTCAACTCTAAAGCTTACACCATCTTCAGTTTTGTAAGTTCCGATAGGCATTGGGATTGTAGTACCATCTTCTGTGAGTACAGATATGTCCACTCCTGATTCTAATTCTTCAGCAGTAGATACATAGATAGTGCCATCTTCTCCTTTTGATTGCCAAGCTAATTTAATTTCATCTTCGGCTTTGTTTAAGCCAAGTGCTACTAATATTTGTTCTTTAATGTCCATAGGTTCTTTTTTAATATAATAGAATAGTTAGTTACTTTGTTTGATTTTCACGTATTATCTCGTTAAGAGCTTTTAATATTTCTTCATCAGTTGGTGCTTTTTCTGACATCTTTTCCATTTTGTCCGTAAAGTACCCTTCAATAGATAGCCCTTTAAGTTCACCTGCTTTTACCTTTTGCCATAGTTCTTCGTTGTTTATCTTCATTTTAACAAACCAAGTGCCATTAGGTAAATCATATCCGTAAAGCTTTGACTTATCCATATCCCCTTCTTTTATCCAACTTTCAACTGTTAAAACTCCTGAAACTCTATCTTGGTGTTCGTAGGTTGCTTTATGATGGTTGTTATGTTTTAAATATAACTCACTAGCTTTTCTAACTGTATCAGGACTAAAGTAAACATAGTATTCTGAATCAGTATTAGGATCATATCTAAATATTTGCTTATTAGGGATAAGTGCAGGACTAACTAGCATACGCTTTTCTTCATCAATCTTTGCAAATGTTAAATTGTTCTTTTCTTTTCCAAAATAAACAAAGTCTTGCTCAATTGCAGGTGCTGACACTAAGCTAATAGCATCAATAGCTAACTCTTGACTATCATCATCAATAACTAACTCTACAATAGAAGTAGTTTTAAGATTTTCGTAATAGTCTTTGTTAGCTGCTTCACATTCAGCGATAGAATCGTATTTACATTCTCCTGACTCTCCCCATTTTACTTTTCCTTCTGTACACTCTTTACATGGCATATAATATAATAGATTTAGTTAATATTTATTTGATTTTTAAATTGTTGATCTTCTTCTAATATTGGCTAGTTGGTTTTGACTGTTAGTCATTTCATCAGTAACTACAAAAGCTTTTACAGGATCAGGTTGCATACCCCCACTTAAATCAAAAGCTCCTGACATCATTTGAGGTGCAGGCGATTGAGGTGCTACTGTTGTTCCACTAGTAGAAGAAAAAACTCCACTACTACCACCCGAAGTGCTTGTACTTGCTATTTTTGCAATATTAGAAGCAGCAAAAGCTGCTGCTAGAGCAGCCATTGTTACAGGATAAGCTCCAAAAGTTCCTGCTGTTGCTCCTACATTTGCATTAGCTGAATTAAAAGCATTAATTACAGATTGATGGCCTGCTATTGTTGCTTGTGCTATTGCAGCAGCCTTTGATATTGCCGTTCCTTCCCCTGCTGCGATTGATATTAAAGCAAGGCTTTGATTAGCAATATCAATATCCATTTGTCTTTTTGATTTTGTAATTTGTTCCTTAGCAGCAGCTACTCGATTAGCTTCAGCTATTTCTTTGTCAGAAGCTTCTTTAATCATTTTAGACAAGTTTTGATAAAACTGATGATCTTCTTCAAGTTCTTTTTCTCTTTGAGCTTTTTGAACTGCGGATAAGTTTTGATAAAATTCTAAATCTTCTTGTAGTAATTCTTCTCTTGCATCTTTTTGAGCTTGTAGTGCTTCTGCTGCTTTTGCTGCTGCTTCTGCTGTTATTGCGTTTATCTTATTGTTAAGTTCTATTTGCTTAGTTAAACTTTCTCCTGTAATATTTGCTAAATTAATTTTTAACTCAGCTTCTCTGTCTAATTCTTCTTCTGTGTTTTTTTTATTTATAGCAGTCATTCTCATACTTTCCTGCTGCAATCTCAAGTCCTCCTTTGCGTTAGCTATTCTATCATTTAATAATCTGTTTTCTATTGCAAACGCTTCTTTTGCGGCTTCTAGTCTTACTTTTGTTGATTTTGTTACATCTTCAGCTATTAACTTTAACCTTTCAATCTCGGCTCTTTGCTGTGCTGTTTCTACATTCAAATCTCTTTGGCTATCTCTAAGGGTTTGTTGCATTTTTATTAACGCAGCAGTTAAAACAGTATCAGCTAAAATTTCAGTTCCTATGTCTTTAAAGCTGTCTTTCATATCTCTTAGCCCACCCATCATATTGCCTGAAAATAGTTTTGCCAAACCCCCACCAAATTTAGCAACCCTATCTATGATAACATTAAACGTTGCTCCTAGAGCCGACATCACCACTTCAAAGGCTTCTGCACCCTGTTTCGTTTTAGCAATAAAAGTGAAAACACTTCCTAAAGCTACAATAAAAGCTCCTATCCCTGTTGATATTAAACCCATTTTAATACTTCTAAACATAAATTTAGCACCTGCTGCTGCTGAAGTCCAAGCACCCTTTAAGCCGTTTATAGAAAGACCTAATATTTGCATTTCTGCTACTACTTCTTTTCCTTCCTCATTTACATCTTCTATGTTTTCTTTGGTTTTTTTAATCTCCTTATTCCATTCCTTTTGTTCTTTAGCAACTTGTTTGATGTTACTCTTTACCTCCATTTCTAAAACTTTATCTGCCATATCTTTTATTTTAAAGTGCTACTCCTGTTTTTATTTGTGTGAATATTATATTAGCACACCACTCTATTGTTTGGTTTGCAGCTCCCCTAACTTTTAATACATAGTTAGTTCCTGAAGCTACTGAACGTGGTCGCCAATTACTAATAGCACCCCCACTATCTACGATTGCATCCTTTTCTCTATTAATAGATAAAGTTCCTGATTCGTTTATAATAACACCTCTTTCTATCCAACTAGCATAATCTCCAACTGCACCTGATCCATCAGTCCCCCCCACCCTTACTGCTACTACATCTGCATTAAAGTAAAGTATTGTATTTTCAGGAACTGAAAAATAACTATCAGTTGTATTGTTTAAATAACTATTTACTTCTGAAGTAGCTGTTGTTTGCCTTCCGTAAATAACCTGAATACTTTGTCTTTCCCCTAAATTATCTCCCCCTGCGTTACCCCCTAAGACTATTGAGTTATCAGCAGTACCCTCTCCTAAAGTTCCAAATACGTTACCATTGTTTATTGCATTATTTATTTGATTGTTGCTGCCTACTACTATGTTGTTTCTTGAATTACCTCTAATAGTATTATTCTCTCCTATTAAGTAAGAGTTGTTAGTTCCTGTTGCGATTGTGTTTCCTGCTCCCTGAAGATTATTAGTTTCGTTTTTTATACCTATTCCTAAATTAGAGCTATAATTAAAAGCCTTGCAAGTACCTGAACCTGAATCGTAAGTATAGCCATAAGCTTCGCATTGTTCTTGATTAGGTGTTACTTCTTGCCTTCCATCAGTAAAAGCAACTACCCCTAAATTATCAATAGTAGCAGGTTGTACTGCGAATCCTGTTAAGTATGGTGTATTACTGTTAGTTCTTGACATTATGGTATAAGTATAAATTCAACTGTCGCTAAGTCGTTTGGTTTATAATCTATTTTATTTACTCTAAATTTTCTATTCTTAATCATCACTATATCATAAAAATTAAAAGTATTAATATCTCCTGCTCCTAAATTTACCTTCATGGTCATAATTCTAGTGTCTGCGTTGTACAACTCATTAAAATAAGGCAACCAATACATATTAAAGAGATTGTTAGGAGTAGGGCTTCCAAGTCCTGGTAATAATTGGCATATCCCAAAGTGAAAGTCTTGAGTATCAGTTAATGCAGGAGGATTAGAGGTTACTATTGGAATAGTTGATAGGTGGCTGAATTGCAAAAACTTTACAGCATTCTCACTCGCAGTCCCATTTTGACTAGGAATAAAATAAGAGACACCTGTTCCTGTTAAATCTACTATTCCATTATTATACATAACTCTAGGACTATTGTCAAATGGTTCTGAGGTTTGGTCATCTGCGTTGTATTTGTAAATAGCAGGAGTTATTAGCTCAGGGTATTGAGTCATATAAGATTTGACAACTGTTGCTGCAAAAGGTTCAGGTATTATTTCTTCTTCACCTTCTAATATCGTTTCTAATCCACTTGCACTTATAGAAGCATCATAAAGCATACTTCCGTATAAATGTCCGCCTGTTAGGTTTTTATAATTCTGAAAAGGGTAATCATCATCATCTTCTACAAACTTGAACATTGTTGTCTTGTTCAAATTAGTAAGCGGAGTGAGTTTCATCTCTTGAATATCTACTTTTTCAGTCCAATTTAATTCAGTTGAATTATCATCAAAGAAGTTGGGTTTTGTAGCATCATTACTAGATAAGAAAATATCTTTATAAGGTTCTATAATAATATTAGTAGGGTTAGATTTGTCAGGCATAGAAACTAAATTAAACATCTTAAAAATCCCTTTTAGAAATTCCCATTGTTTAAGCTCTCCTCTTAAAGTTTGTAATAAAGTATTTGATGTAGTATTATTAACACTTGTTGTAATTGTTAAAGGCGAATGAGCAGGTATGGTTACATCACTACCACTATTAATTGTTAATCTACATTGTAAAGTATCTCCTGTGTTAAGTGTAACGTTAAAAGATGATACAAAAAACTGATTAATAATAGTAAGGTTAAATGTTTGAGTTGCTTCAATACTTTCAACTCCTCCAATAGTGGCAACCCATTCAAAAGTTACAACAGAAGTATTAGTAAAAGGAGGTGATTCTGCTTCTACGCTTAAATCACAATCAATAACATAGGTTTGATTATCATTAATAGCAGTAAAGATGTGAGTTCCTGCATCATAACCAAAATTACTATTAAATGTGCCTGTAAATTCAACATTATCTGTTCCTGTATAATCTTTTTCTAATGTCTGTCCTGTCGCTGTATTATTAAAAACTAGAGGAGCTTGACTATCTCCCCAATTAAAATCCATATACAATTTAGCAAAGTCAGCGTTAGAATCTATGAAATCACTTGAATAAGTAAAATTAAAACTAGGTTGATTAAATATTCTTTGTATTAGATATTTTAGCTGAATAAAAGGTCTAAAAACTTGCTCAAAAGTAGTTAATTCAGGGTTGCCTTCTGTTGGTGTGCCACCTGCTGCTGCTACTATTAATTGGTGTGTCCAATCAACAAAAGGGTATTTTAAAGTGTCATTATCACTTCTAAATCCTGAAGCGTTTATGTTAGTATAAGTTATTCCTGCACTTGGGCTATTATTCCAACTATTCTTAATATTTGTTTTGTTATAAGTGTGATCTAATTCTGAGAAATTCAATTCACTAAAAGTCCTCTCTTCTAACACATCTGCTAAAGCAATTACTTCAGAATAGAGATTAATGTTATAACTAACCTCTCCATCTTTATCTTGTATATCTATCAATCTTAAAAATCCTTCAAAAATCGTAAAGCCATCTTGGTTTATTATGCACTTAGTTTTAACATAAGGATTAAAGACAACACCATCATCTGCTCTTGTTATTTCAAATATATTATTAAAGATTTGATTGTTACGTTTAGTGGCAGGTAATTTAAAAGCTTTAGAATAAGACTTTACTTGTTCTGCTGCGTTCTTAAATTCATCTACGCTAAGAGTTAAAGGCATATCCTCCATTTCGTATAAATCAAGAATAACTTGCCCTGTACTTAAATCTACTGAGCTATTTCCTGAAGGCGCTTGTTTAACTGAAATAGAATTAATAGTCGCAAGTGCTGCTATACTATGAAAGGTTAGGGTATCGCTAGTTGATTGAGCAACAAAGCTTGAAGTCTGTACCCCTGAAGTTCCTGTTGTATAAGTTGTTGAGCTAATAAGGTTAGGAGAAGTGCCAACAAATTGCTTTATTATAAACATTCCTGAAGCACCTGTAATACTTCCTATATCTACTTTAATATCATAAGTTTGCCCTACTGATAAATTAGATAACCTTTGAGCTATACCTGTACCATCTGTAAAGACTATCCTATTTAAAGACTCATCAACATCATCTACTGTCATGCTAAATCTTTTCCAAGTATTAACATTTATTGCTGCTGCTGTTATAAAATCATTAGGAATAAGACTTAGGCTGTTTAATACGCTTGAAGTATCTACTGTTAAAAAATCAATACCATCTACAATAAATTCCGTACCTATACCACTTAGAGAATTTAGCCCATTGTAAGACTGAGGAAATACTATTAATTGAATACTCATATTAGACAGATTGTGTTCTTAGTGTTTTGCTTTTTTCTATTTCAAAAGTATATTGTATTAAATTGTCATTTGCTTTTGTCTTTCTTGTAAAGCTTGAACTAGTTAATTTAACAGGAGTTACGTATTTATTTAAGTACGAATTAGCACTATCGTTTTGGTAGCTTTCTAATAAATAAACTTCAGGACTATTAGTCAATTCTTCAAACATCACGTTATGATCTTCATTAACAAAATCAGTATTCATAGTTATTTTTTCAGTTGCGTTTACTCTAAATGATTTTTTACCACCTTTATAGCTTTGCGATCTATATTCTTTTTCGTTCCAAGTTCCTCCTAATTGCGTAAAAGTAGTTCCCTGTGTTGATACGCTTCGTGTAGATTTTTTAGTGTAAGTGTAGTAATCCCATGCACCCCATTGATTCAACCAACAAAGCCTGATAGGTTCGTAATTCTTACCTTCAGGACAATTAACATAAATAGTTATCGTTTGAAGTGCTTGATTAGAACTGTTGTCTGTAACTTGTATAGTGTAATAAGATAAATCAGAAGCGTATGCAGTAGCATAGTTATTACTCCAATTTTTTAAATTAGCAGGAAAACATCCTAAAAATAGCATTTGTCTGTCAGCTAGTGAACTCCAAGTAGTATAACCACCTGTTGCAGCAGCACTTCTAACATAAGTATCTACTCCTGCATAAGCTACTCCTGAACTATTGTAATAGGTAATAGTAATTGTTCTAGTTTTATCAGCAGCATCAACTGAGGGTGTCATAAATGCCAAAGTACCGTAGTCGCCATCATTAGCGTATTGAGTAGTAGGTGCATTAGTTAAAAATCTTTTAT